CATTGGTCTTGATAGCGTTTAGATCATTATCAGAAGTACCCACTCTCAAATCTGTTTGTAACAATCTAGTTGCTGTAAACATCAATGCAGGTGGAACGATCAACTTCCTTGGCTTCGCTGCAATCAATAGACCTCTCTCATCTACGAAAGCCGCAATGTCAATCACTGCTTGCTCAAGAGATGTTTCGTTAAGGTCTGCCGCTGTTGATGGTTGGTTTCTGTTGTTACCACCTGCCACTGTACCGTGGGAGGCACTAAATAGAAACGCTCCGTCACCAGAGGTGAATGTATCAAAACCAGTGTTCAGAAGTGACGCTGCTTTTGTTTGTTTTGTGTAAGCCATCGCTCTAGCAAGAGCCTTTGTATAACGTGCAGATAAGCTGTCATACAAATTGTCTTCCATAGCTTCCTCTGTAATAGAGAAACCCATAGCCACTGTCTCGTGGTTAAAACGAGCAGTGAATGACTCTTGTGCTGAGTCGTAGGAGATGGATGCACCTTCCTGCTTAACAGGTGCTGCACCGAACCCTGAGAGCTTTACTTCTTCCTCAAAACTTCTATCGGAGTTTTCAGTTTCATAAATCTCAGCGTGTTCGTTCTCATAGCCATCATACTCTAGCCCAAACAATGCGTTTAAGCCTGGGAGTAACTCTTTTAAGAGATTTGCTCTACTCATAACTGCCATGATTAGCCTCCTCCTGGTGCTGCGCCTGATACGACACCAACACCTAATTGATGACCTGTATTAAACTTACAGACCATGATTGGAAAGCTTGTTCCTCTCTCGTCACCATCGTGACCTCCAAGGAAATCTACTATCCTCACAGGGAGTGAAGCTGTTGTAGCTGTCGTGCTAATGTCGAGACTAACACGAGAGATGCCAAACGTAGCACTTGATGCTGTTTGCTCTAACTCTACGTTAGCCCCTAAATCATCATCATTTACTGTTCCGTCTGCTTGTATAGCAAAAAGAATGTTTGGATCATCAGCAACGTAAGCCATACCTTCGGTATGAGCTGCGCCAGACCATTGTTGTGAAAATGTAAGCTGACTGGTGCTTACATCGATGAAACGACATCCTAGAAAAATACCGATTGGCGTAGCTGAGCTTGTGCCTGTATCTTTCTCGATGGTAGTTGTGGAGCCACCGTCAACTAACTTGACGACATCTCCCATACAAATCCTTGTGGAATACGAGGATAGGATTGGGTATTGACGAAAACCACCAGTGTATTCGCCGCCCAAAGTACCTACGGGTCGCAAACCAAAAGGAGCAGATGTGCTAGACATATGTCTACCTCCATTAAGTTGTACGGGTGCTTCGCTCTGGTTTCAGAACTGGCATCCGTGGATCATTGGTTCTCAAGTAAGAATTATCAACACTCTCAATTTGTCGTTGTGACTGCTCTTTATGATATTCCTTACGGGCTTCTACTGTTTCGGTTGCGTTGCTACATAAAAGTAACCCACCAACCTCTATATTTTCTGACCACTTAGAGTCGATATCGGGCATAACGTGCAACTCTGGGTGATCTTTAGCCAATACGGGAGTCCAACCTTCACGGAATTTTGAGGATACGTTAGGAGTCATAGGTTGCCCCATAACTGCTGTCGCTATCCAACGAAACTTAACACCCTCTCTTGGAGTAGGTGTAGGAAGAAGAGTAGGTCTTTCCCACGTTTTCTTCTTCATCTCTGTCTCACGGGTTTGCGTGTCTCTTGGTTCTCTATTAGCCATTGGATTGTTCCTTCATTAACTGCGCTGCGTATTGCTCTGGACTGAGACCAAGTCGCTTTGCGAGGGCTACTTGGGTTCTTGTTAGACGCACTGTGCGTGATTTTTTTCCGCTTCTTTCAACGGGGGCTACCACGTTTCCATTTTGTAGTTCAGGTGCTTCTTGCTGAACCTCAAACTTTTCAGGGAATATCTTTCTCATTCCCTCATCTATTCTTTTATAATACTCTTCTGAGCCTGGCACAACACCTTTTTGTTGCAATTGGGTATGTAAACCCATAGCCGTTCCTCTCATTACAGAGTCTTTTTCAAACCATTCGTTGTCTTTTTGCCACTCTAAATCTCTTTGTGAAAGCTGAGGAGCTTTGGGTTTAGGTGCTTCTTCTTGAACTTCTTGAGGCTGAGGCTTGTACTCATCCACTCTAAACTTTTCATTGTGAAGCTTTGATAATTTTTCTTGAGCTTCGATTAATTTATCGGGGTCACCAGACTCATATGCCTCTTTATAGTCTGTCTTTGCCTTTTCAAGCTCTGCCCCAACTCTACCTTTAGCTTGGTCTATGAGCATACTTTCGCCATCAGCTAAGGTCTTTCTAAGGCTTTCATTATCTTTTTTTAGTTTTTCTGCATAACTAATAGCCTCGTCTTGCATTCTTTTAGCTTCTTCTTTTGCTCTTCTTTCTTCATGGAACTCATACTTTAGTTTAGATATTCTTTTTTGAACGCCTTCACTATAGTTTTTTATTTCATCATCATTGTCGGCATCAGTATCAGCCTCTGACGTTTCTTTTCTTTTAGGCACCCTATCTTCTTCTGGGGTGTCATCAATAATTTCAATATCAAACTTTTCATCGTTTTCGACAACTTCTGCTGTGTCTTCGATGTTCTCTTCTAATTTTTCTGCTGTATCGTTCATATTCTCTTATATCCTCTTGGGTCATCGACAACTGCTTCTACTGTGTCATCGTTAATTAATCTAAATTCCTGTGTGTGTATTTTAAAGCGAGTGCCTGAGTATGATCTAAAGATAACAAAGTCACCCACTTTACAGTATGCACCGTTTGGAAACTTGTCTTTATCTTTATAAGCGTCAGCACCCATACTAACCACGAAACCTATAATAGAAGCTATACCTTCAGCATCTCTTATTTGATCTGGCATATATAGACCACCTTCGGTCTTCTCGTCTATCTCTACTGGGGATATTAGGAGTTTGTAGCCCTTTGGTTCGGGCATTTTGGAAGCGACCTTTGGGTCTTCTTCCTTCTT